AAATTCGTGCATCGTGTGTAAAATTTTCCACGAAACAATAAATAAGCGGGAATTAGTGGGAACAGTGGGAACATATCTATTAAAAGCCGCGCGGTTGCTGGGTTTCTTGCGTTCCCACTCGCGTTCCCACTCGCGTTCCCACTTTTTTGAGTGGGAACATTTTCAGGCGATTTTTGCACCTGTTATTTGAATGGCAGTTCTTCTTCCATGCCTTCCGGTATGCTCATGAATCCGTCTGAATCCGTGAATGATTCCTGCTCGTATTTGTCAGCTTCAGATTCGATGTCGTCATCCTTTTCGCTGAACTGTCCGATCTTGAATTCCACGAACCTGCAGCTTCTTCCGTCAAATCGTCGCTTTACTGAGTATCGCTGCTTCGAGTCGGATCCCTCGCTTGCCGTGGCGATCAGTCCGTTGTCTGCCATGTATTTGAGCGTCTTCCTTGGACTGTATCCCGCTTTGGTCAGCGCCTGGTTCAGTGTTGATGGGAAAATGTACGCCACGTTCCCAGATTCGCTCATGGTGCCGAGGCACGTTCCGATGGCTTTCTCTCCGAAGTATGCCTTGTTGGAGATTACCCAGTCGGTGATGAACTGCACAGCGTTTTCGTTTACGTCTCCGGATGCTGCTGCGATCTGCTCCTGAAGGATGGACGCTGCCATCCTCTTGGCTCTGTCCCAGGACTCCTGGTTGATTGTTATCTGTTTTTCATCGTCTTTCCCTTCTTCCTTTTTCGGATCCGCTTCGGGCTCCGGTGCGTCCTGGCTATCAAAGAACCAGGTATCTATCATGGCATCGGCCAGGGCGACCGCGCTAATTCCGGCCACATGGCTTCCGCTCTTTCCCTTGGCTATGCTCATCACGTATCGCAGCATCTCATCGTATTTATCGCAGATGCTTTTCTCTGAAACCTTCAGGACGTGTTCGATGAATTCCGGGCCCGCCCATCCGAAGTTCTGCGTTGATTCCTGGTGCATGAGGCTGGCCTGTTCTTCTGTCTCAAATGGTCCGCCGTAGATTTCCAGCACACGGGTGCTGACGCCTGTCTGTGATGTATCTGTGGAGAGTGGTTCCTCGCCGGTTGCCATGGCTACGGTTCTCCACTGTCTCATTGTCTGCAGGCCGCCGCCCTTTGAGCCTCTGATCTTTCCGGTACCGGATGCGATCATGTAGATTGTCTTCTCCAGTCCTTCCTGATTCTTTCCGGCCAGCTGTCTCTCATCGATGCCGAGTGGCAGGTCACAGTAAAACGCAGCGGTTCGCTCCAAGCCGACCTGGGTGGCGTTAAAGTTTACCATGAGTCGTTCCGGATCTCCCCAGGCTGACAGTGCTGCTTTTAATCCGGCGGTCTTTCCTCCTTTACTGGATCCCCAGTTGTATACGAAGAAGATTCTCTGCTTGATGATCCGCAGCAGGGGAGCTGCGAACGCTGCGGCCAGTATAAACCGGAACTTGTCGCGTTCTCGGTGCGGCTGCATGGTGTCTTTCCATTTGTCGAAGGATCCGGTCTGGCAGTATGCCGCGGCCATTCCCTTCTGTGATGGATCAATGTCCAGAACGATGTCTTTGTCGTGTCCTGGGATGAATCGCTTCCCTGGCTGCCATCCGAAGCTGGACGTTGCATCCGCTTTCGTGATGATGTCGATGTTCTCTGCTTCCAGAGCCGATAAAAAACGGACGACCTGCTTTGCGTTTTCGCTTGTTACTGTGCATCCAAGGTCTGCCAGGACAGTGATGCCTCTGGCTGTGAAGATCGTTGATCGTGGGTAGATTGCTCTGTGCCACTCATCGTCTCTCTTGAATGCGATCTCTATTTTTTCTTCTCCGGTTTCCAGGCTTCGGAGCCGCTGCGTCAGGATGATCGGTGTTCTGCAGACCATGACCGGTCCGTATGTCTTCTCATCTATGTGGCTGATTCCTTTGTCTGAATAGATCCAGCCTTCCGGCTGGCGGAGATTGACCGGCGCTCCTTTGATGGATTCCGGTATTACGTCTGGCTCTGCCAGGTCTATTTCTTCTGCCCGCTCCAGGAGCTTCTGGATCTTGGCTGCGCCTTCCTCTTTTCCGAATTTGATGAAGACGTCGCTCGGATCCTTGATTCCGCCCAGTGTGCTGCAGCTGAATTTGTAAACCTTGCCAATGAATCCACCGTCCCGGAGTCCCTGGATGACTTTCCGCATGAACGTTTCGCCGCCCTGGTCCGGTTCCTGGTGGATGTATAGCTTTAAGTCCTGAAGTTGGTCGCTCATGTTCGGCTTGAACATAGAGGCTCCCGGCACTCCGAGGGTGCTGATTCCCATGTACCACATGCTCTGTGTGTCAGATTCTCCTTCGACCAGGCAGGCGTATCCGCTCTGTCTCATCTGTGGGAGTCTCCATTCTCCGTAGAGGCATATCTTTCCACTGCTGCCGTATCTCCATCTGAATTCCTTACCTGCAAACCTCTTTCTGTAGGTTGCCTCGGTTCCGTCTTCCTTCAGGTACGGGATCTTCATGTATGTGGTCTGGTCTTTTCTTTCTTTGTCGTTGCTGATGTGGCATGTGTCCCGGAGGAATTCCACCGGGAGCCTTTTTTCGAAGGCGTACTGCTCCATTGAATAGCTCCGGCGGGATGCTGCAGGTTTTTCTTTTTCTGGCATCTCCACATGGTAGTCTTCCATGATTCGCTTGTATGCGTCCTTCGTGCTGATGCCATTCATCTTGGCCACAAAGTCCACGTAGTTGCCGCCGATGTCCTCGCTAAAGCAGTGCCATCTTCCTGTCTTCAGATCTACTGAGAAGCTGTTTTTTGAATCGTCATGGAACGGACAGAGTCCTATCATATGATCTCCGGTAACCTGCGCCCTTTTGACGACGCTTCTGTATTCTCTTTCATAATCGACCAAACGGTCGAGATCGACTTCTGCCGTGTTCATGGTGTTACCTCTTTTCTTTGCCTATGTATATGAACTGCGGCGCGATTCCCATCTTTGCCGCAGCAGCGATTTCAGCCTGCATTCCCTGACTGATCCATTCTTCTTCCGGACCTTCCTGTCTGATGATTACGATCATCTCATCGCAGCGCTTCAGTGCTTCCAGGCCTGCTGCTATTCCGTAGTCGCGATCCTGGGGATCGTTGTCATCCAGGAATCTTGGCCAGTAAAGATGCGGCGCGATTGGTATGTTTCCTCTTTCGTGCACCTTCCGGCATGCTTCTACGGCGTCCCTGATGTGCTGTTGCAGTTCCACTTCGTTTTTTGCTCTGTATTTGCTGCAGACGTAGATTGTCTTGGCGTGGATCGGCGCGAGGTTCTTATCTTTTCCTGCTGCGCATAATCCGATATATTGCCATGGGTGGTCCGGGCTCTCTCTGTAGATGGTTTCATAGACTCCCTCGCCTCCGATGATGTCTTCCACGATGCGGCTCTGTGTGATCTCAAACTCCTGATCCAGGCATCCGTCAGCGTATCCTTCCTGGCCGACGATCTCCCAGGCGAGCTCCTCTGTGATGATGTCTCCGTTCTTCAGATATGCGGGATCCCTTCCGCACTGTATAAATTCCTTTAAGTTCTTAGCCATCGTTTACCTTCAATTCTGCAGGGCGGCCGTGGTGACCGCCCTGCGCTGTGGCTTAGTCAAATGGCAGCTCTCCGTCCTGGATGTCGCCTGCCTGCATGAATCCGTCAGGGCCGACTTCCGGAGTTGCTTCCATTGGTGCTGCTTCCTTGTAGTCATCTGTTGTGATCGCTACGCTCTCATAGCTCTGCTTCATTGCCTTGCGGAGCTCTGCGGTTGTCTTATAAAGAGCTTCTGGCAGCAGCCCTGTCTTTTCCAGCGTTACCTTGGAGTATTTGATTTTGTCCGCGTTCTCGACCACGTTCAGCTTGAATGTCACGATCATGCGGCTGTATGGGATATGCTGCTGTCCCATGATTTTCTTCAGTGCCTTATTCACGTCCTTGATAGATGTTGGCGGCGCTGTCAGAAGATAAATGTCCGGGCGGTTGTTCATCATGATGTAAAGGCGGCGCATGTTCTTGCAGGCTTTGCCTTTTCCGTCGGATCCGAACTGGTTATAAGGGCAGGTGTCGCAGGTGCGGATTTCTCCGGTTTCTCCGTTGATGCCCTGTTTTCCATCCATGGAGCTGCAGTCCGGGCTCTTATTGATATTGCCATCCTCTCCTGCTTCTCCGAATTTCTGCGCCCAGTAGGCGTTCATGCGATGCGTGAAAATAATCACGCCGGTTACTTCCTTCATGACCTCCGGATCGTCCGGATCGTCTGTCTCGACCTCGAAGGCTTTTCCTCCGCCAGACGGGATCTTGATGTGCTTGGCATCGATGCCGCCATCATCGTCCAGGTCGTCGAGTTCATCTTCCAGCTCTGCTCTGAGTTCCTCATCCATCGCCTCCATGCCGGTTACGATCTTGAAGTTTTCCACGGTTGTCAGTTCTGCTTTTGCCATATTCTTATTCCTCCTCATCTGCTGCATCTACGGATGCGTTCTTTACTACTTTGGATTTCTTGATGCTCTTGACACGGTAGCGGTTTCTGATTCCGTCCTCGCACGTCTCTGTGATGAAGTATCCGCTCTCGATTCCTTTGAATACGCAGAGGATGTCTTCGGTGTCAATTCTCAGGACGATAGTGTCGCCCTGGTTCATTGCGTTGCCTTCTGAATCTGAAACTCTCACCTGTGTTACTTCGTGTACGGAGATTCCGCAGTTTGCTTCACTCATTACTCAGCGTCCTCCTGTTCTTCCTCTGCTTCAGCTTCCGGATCCGCTTCTGCGTCCTCGAACTGTCCCTCCAGATAATCTTCCACCGGTGTGGTGTAGCTGCTGACTTCATCGTATAAGTCGTGCATGATTCTGTCTGCCTGCGCTGCGAGCTTTGTCGCCTGGAGCACCAGGCCGGTTGCTGCATTCTTCAGGCTGCTGGCTGCCTCGACTGCCTTGGCATCATCCTCTGTTGGAAGGATGCGCAGGAAGTCTTTCATGCTCTCATCTACCTTCTTCTGGTCGAGCTTCATGCCTGCGTAGAATTCTGAAGCGATACCGTATCCGTCGTGGCGGTTCGATACCTTCGACTTGCTGGTTTCCTTGACCTGCTTGCAGGCAAATTCCAGGGCGATGTTTACGTTTTCTTCGAGCTCGCGCTCTGATTCGAGGCGACAATCAAATTCTAATTGTTCCATGGTTTATTCTCCTTTCGCTCTTTTGAGTGCTTTGTTGGTTGATTTGCGTCTGGCGATGTCGGTCATCTCGTAGCTGCTTACGACCTCATCCAGCTCCGGCGGCAGCTCTCCGTCGTTTTCTTCGGCGATTTCTTTCATCGCACTCTGCAGGGATCCTGCATTGACGGTTTCTTTGATGAGCTCGCCGAGGCCCTGTTCTCTGAGTACCTCGAAGAAGTCCAGGCCGCGTTCCTGCAGGTAGGCTTCTCCGCGCTTGGAGTATTTGACCTTATCCTGGAGGCTGTAGATGTAGTCGCCGTATCCCTGGGACGGGATATCTTCGTCGATCATCATTTCTGCGATCTCTGCCTTCAGCTTATCGATGGCTGCATTGTTGTCCTTGGTGTCTTTGGCCAGCTGATCCTTCTTGTCGAGAAGTTCCTCGTATTGGCCGAGCATTTCAGTGAGTTTCATGGTTGATTCCTCCTACTTTCTATTTTGAGTCCGCACTCTGTGCAGGCTGCTTGCATTTTCTTCTGCCGGAGCTCCTGTCTTGACATTGGTCTCCAGCATTCCTGTCCGCAGATCGGACATTTTACCAGGCTCCATTCCGGATGCCCTTTTGGGATGTTTTTCTTCATCGGCATCAGCAGGATGCCTCCGGTTTCGTTTTGGCCTCGCGGCCAGATCTTAACTTCTGCCATCGCTTTTCTCCCTTCCGTAGAGTTTGTATTTGATACTTGATTCTGACCGGTTCATCTTCTCTGCGATCTCTCTGATTGTGAATCCCTGCTTCCGGAGCATCTTCATCTGGCTTACTTCGGTCTGCGTCCAGTTGTATTTGTGTGATATGTCATTCTTCCTTTTTTCTTTAAACCAGGGGTACTGCATGAACAGTGTGTCATCGGTTACTCTGGCCGCATTCCAATCTTCCGGATGTTCTTTCATGTATCTGATGATGTCCTGCTGCCGGTACATCACGTATGGATTCTTTCGGACGCTTTTCAGTCCTTTGCGCTCCCAGTATTGGATTGTCCGGTTCTCGACTCCCAGGATCCGCGAGAGGGTGTTCCTGGTCAGCATGTCTGTGTTCGCTATAAATCCTCCAATGCCGAGCCGCTGCCTTTTAAGAAAGACCGCATTTTCCGACCGGTTCAGCTTCCTGGCTACCGTGGCGAGCGGATATGTTTCTGTTAATTCTTCGAGCCGGATCAGTTCCTCCTGGCTCCATGCCCTTCCGCCCATCTAGGCACCTCCTTAGCTTCCGTCAAAGTTCGGAATAAATCTCTCATCTAGTTTCTTTCCGCATTTTGTACAGACTTTATATTGAGTCTCGCCGCTCAGGTTGAAGTACGGCTCTTGTCTTCTGAACCACTCGCCATGGTGTCTGCAGAATAGCTGCGTGATCCACGGCTTTGGATTATTTACTCTGCTTTCCTGTTCCATTGCCTTTCCTCCTTCTCCTGAACGCTGCAGGTTTTCGATGCATCGGCAGGCCATGCATCTTCCGCCAGTTATTGGTTAGGTGACTCAATGGCTCCGGCTTCAATGCTTCCGCGAATCTCCGGAGCGCATATGTGGCTGCTGCTGCACTGAATCCAACCTGCGCCAGTGATGTGCGCGCTTCCAGCAAAGGATCCGGTTCCGGAGGTTCTGGCTCGAAGCGCTTTTCGTATTCTCTTAGCTGCTCTGCCTTGGCATCCAGCGCTGCTGCTATGCCAGTTGACAGTTTCTTATCAGTAGCCTGGGCCAGTCTGAATGCCTGAGCGACCTTGTGAGCGATTTCCTTTAATATCATGACTGAGCTCCTTTCGTGAAGCGATTGTTCGGCTCATATTTCAGCTCTATGGATCTCACTTCTCCATCGTCGTCTGTATGAACCTTCATGTCTGTGAGGTTCAGTTCCTCTACGACGTCTTTCAGTGGCTTTGTGTATACGTCATTCAGTTTCATCTCTCTACCTCCTATTCAAAGTACGCGCGCCAGTCATCCACGACCGTCTTGGCCATATCTTCTTTTCTGGCCAGCGCCTTGCCGATCATCTCATCCACGGTTCCTTCGGTCTCCAGGTCGATGTATGTGCATGTGTTTCTCTGGCCGATTCGGTGGATCCTGGAGAGGCTCTGTTCGTATGTGGCGTAGTTGAAGTTCTTTGAATAGTAGACGCATGTATCTGCAGCTGTCAGGGTAACTCCGACGCCGAGGGTGTCGATCTGGCCGACGATGATCACGGTGTCCGGATCTTCCTGAAATTGTTTGATGATCGGTCCGCGGTCTTCTTTCTTAATTGCTCCATAGATGGCCACTTGCTTCTTTCTTGTCTTCTGGAAGGTCTTATCTATCATTTTCATGATGGCGGTTACTTCCGGGATAAACCTTGCGAAAATTACCAGCTTCTTTCCTGCGCCTAGTACGTAGTCCTCGATGATATCCTGGAGCGCATCCAGCTTCGCTGTGTTGACGAGCTCCGGCTTGTCGCTGTCGTCTGTGACCAGGAATCCTCCGGCCAGCTGCTGCAGTCTCAGGAGCCTTGTCAGTACGGTTGTGGCCGTGATCTTGTCTCCGTTGGATAACTCTGCATAGCTGCTTCGCTTGATCTGGTTGTATAGGTCTTTTTCCTTTTTGCCGAGCTGGACCTTCCTCTTGATGAACGTCTGCTCCGGCAGGTCGATTGCCTCTTCCTTCGTGATTCTGAATGCGATCGAGTGCTCTTTTCGGATCAGACCGTCCAGGTCCTTGTACCCGACGATCTGCTTTCGGTTGAATCCTCCCATGATCGCGTACCGGTTTCTGAATTGATAGAAGTTCCGGCCGAAGATCGAGGCGTCCAGGAACCGGTACTGACTCCAGATGTCGATTGCATCATTCTGTACCGGTGTTCCGGAGAGGATGAGCTTGTACCTTGCCTGGTCTCCTAACTTATGTATTGCTTTGCTCTGCTCTGCGTCGTGTGTCTTGATTCGCTGGCTCTCATCGCATATAATCAGGTCAGCGTCGTATTCCTGGAGCTTCTCAAACAGTCCATCTCTCCAGGTTGATTCGTAGTTGATCACGGCGACCTTGAGCGCTTTGAACGGGAATGCCTGCAGGTCTTCAATCATTCGGATCCTCTGTTGCTTCGTTCCCAGGAGCGCCTTGCAGGTCACTTTGAAGTCTGCGACCTCTGCGATCTCTTTTGGCCAGACCGACACGACGGACGTTGGTGCGATTACCAGGACTCTCTGGATCGCACCTTTTTCATATGCGGCTCCTGCGATGGCGATCGCAGTTCTGGTCTTGCCGCATCCCATTTCAAATAAAAGACCGAAGCCCTTATTTGTGTTGGCTGCCATTTACTTTCCTCCTTCACTTATTTGCTACCGGCTCCAGCTCCTGGAACTCGGCGCCATCCATCAGCTCTCTGTCTTTCAGGATGTCTTTTCCGCTTATGCTTCTGATTCCCTGGTATTCGTAGTCCTCATTCTGCCCGCGGTTGTATCGTTTGTTATATTCCGGATTCTGCAGCCGCTCGTATTTTCCACGCGTGGCCAGCGCTGTCCGGTTCAGCTTCTCTGCGATCAGTGTGAAATCGTAGCCTTCGTCTACCATGCGGCATAAGGTTTCCACTTCATCCTCCGTCCATTTTCGGGGGGGGCACCGCACGGGCTTCTTATTGATTCCAAGGTCTAGGATCCTGCGCTTGATGGCTCCTTCCGAATGTCTCAGCTCTGCTGCCAGGTCGCTGTATGTATATGTCCCTTTGCTGAGTAGGTACCGGAGCTTGTCGTCTTCCGTCTTCGTCCATGCTGCGTTGTGCTGGCCGTGAAGCTGCAGCTTTTTATAATCCGCCTTGCGCTTCACATTCACCCAGTCCGGTTCTGCTCCGAGACTGTATTTCTCGAACCGGGAGAAGTCCAAGATGCTCTTGTTATCCTCGGCCCATTTCCAGAATGCATCGATGTCGATCACCCTGAACCGGTTCTTCTTCACTACGTGCCATTTGACCGGCAGGCCGTACCGGATCAGCCTGTCGCTGGTGTAGCCGAGCATGTTCTTTCCGTAGATTGCAAGCATGAGCTGGTTCAGGGATATCCTTGTGTCTCCGGCCAAGTGTGCGCCGCATCCGAGCCGCTGCGCTCTGACGATGATTGCATTCTCTGACCGACCGAGTGACTTGGCCAGTCCTTTGATGGAGACCGTGCCCCATTTATCCTGCAGGTAGGCTTCCTCTTTCTCGGTCCACTGTTTCTTCTTCCTGGGTGCATCAACGAGTTTTCTCATAGTCCAGGCACCTCGATTCTTTGAATGCGCGCGCCATCATCTGAGCTGTTTCACCTTCGTAATTGCCGCACATTCCTTCGTTATCAATATCCGCATAGACTCTCCTGAAGAAGTCATCAAATCTATTGTTTGCGTAGTCTTTTGCGAATTCCTTTGGAATCTCTAACTGTATGATCATCGTCTCCTGCCTCCCTTCGAGCTCATATGTGGGTAGTCGCGGTCTGCGTATGCTTCTCTGTCCCAGGAGAGCTTCTTTCCGCACCAGTGACAGTGCGTGTGGCCGACCTGTGTTCTCTTGCCGCAAAGCGGACAGGTATAAAGCCCTGCTGCACGTCTGACCGCCATTGCTGGCTGTTCGTACTTCTGGCTCATCTCTGATGCCTGAGCTGTTGCTTTGCTGTAGTCTGCGACGATGTCCGCTGCTTCAGTCAACGCATCCAGGTCGTCGTTCCATGACTCTCCACCATATTCGTTCCGGGCGATCTCTTTGATTTTGCTCTTGGTGACCTCCAGCTGTTCGATGATTTCATCGTATGTCATAGTTGCCTCCTATTCTGATTTCAGCACCTCTTTTGGATCCGCGAGGCCGAACGTCAGGAGTGCCATGTTGGCTGCTCTTACCTGATGCTCGTAAAGGCTGCCCTGCACCGGGTATTTGACCAGGGCCTCCGGTTCCTTCTCGATTCGCATCTTATCTACGGCTCGCTGTGTTTCATCCAATCGCTGTCTGTAGCTTTCTATGGCCGGTGGCAGTCTCACGATCTTGGAGAGTTTGTCCAGCAGTTCCTTGCTGCAGTCTCCGATCATCATGTTTTTGCGCCGGTCGTACTTCATTGAGTTCCAGGATTTTATGATCGCCATCTGTGTGTTGTCCACTTCGATCAGCATGATCTTTCCATCCTTCATTGCCATCTTCACTCTTCGTTACCTCTTTTCTGCTTCCGATCTGAGCCAGGCACGCACTTGTGAAGCGCTGCTGGTACCCATCCGTCAGCTTGACTTCCATTCTGATTCCCATTGTCCTCACTCTTTCTCCGTGTAGAAGGTGTGCGCTCCGTGTGTGAATAACTTCTGCAGGTTCCTGCCATGCCAGGTGCTTTCGTCGCTGGCCTTTTCAAAGTAGAGGGCTCCTTGGCTTTCATCCCAGTGCTCTACTGTGATCAGCTCCATTGCCTTCATGCAGTCGGCATCCGGCTCCACCTTGTCGTATCTGCCATTGCTCACCGGTGTAAATGCTCCGTCCTGCATGATCACTTCTTCGATCGTGTCCGGGAATCTTGCATCCCATACCCGGTTCAGAACTACCAGCATGACCAGTGCCTTGCCTTCGGTGTCCTCTGATTCAGCTTCGGCCATTGCGACCTTCTCTAGCAGGTAGGCGTCGTTTGCATCAAAGTCCATGCTATGTATCAGCTCTGTCCGCGTTTGCTCCTGGTAGAGCTTCCATTCTGCTTCCTGATCCTTCTGGTACTGTTCCTGGTAGTCTCTGATCATCTGAGCTTCCTTCTCTGCTTCCTCACGCTCCCGCTGATGGTATGCATCTCTTTCTCGGCTCATCTGTTCGTATTCTTCCTGGGTGTACCATTGACCGTTCTCTGCCTGGAATCGGTAGGGCTCATAGTCGTCTGGATCAGGTAGTGGAGCTGCTATGCACCAGGCTCCCATGCCTGCGATAAGTACTCCGATGCAGATTCCTGGCATTGCCTTCTTCAATCTTCGGATGATTCGTTTCCGGCGTCTTCCTCTCTTTATTGTTCTATTGATCTTAGCTCTCATTGCTTTCCGGTGTTCATCCTCTGTCTGATACCTCTGCATCTTACTCACTTCCTTCTTATAAATTCTTTAATTTAGTAGTTGACTTCCGGAGCTGTTTATATTGCTCTCTAGGCTTGGCTGGGCCCGGCAGTCTGTGACAGGTTCTCCATAAGGTTGAAGAAGAACCTGTCCGCTGTTTGCTCCCTGAGTTTTGTGTGGGGTAGCCGTATAGCTGTTGCCTGCAGTGCGGTCTGTTTCATCGCCGCCATCCGGGTGTATTGCGCACCCACCAGTCCATGCTCCGGATGTTCTCTCTCCTGGTGTTCTCATCTGCCTCCTAGCCGCCATTGTTTTACTTGGGCTCACGCTACCTCTCCCAATTACGACGGTTGGCCGCAGGCTCCGGTTATCCGCCGAGCGGATTTATTGCATCGGCTCCGCCAGACCAGACAGTTTTTATTGAGGTGTCATGCTTCCTCTTGCTTCTTATTCAGTTGTGCGTGCTTATGCCAGCGCTGCTGCTTTGGCTGCTGTATCGTCAATGGCTTTCTGTGCTTCCATTCCGGCCATGAATGAGTTTGTCATCATTATGACGAGGGTTCTCTTTTCCTCCGGAACGTTCGCGAGGGCTGCTGCCATCTTCTCAGCGTCGCTGAGCTGCTCTGCTGTGTATCTCTTAGCTTTTGTCATGGTGTTTCCTCCTTCCGTTTGGTGCTCTATTTTGTGCTTCTGTTGCTATTATATGCAACATAGACACTTTTGTCAATGCTTTTTCTGTGCTTTTGTTGCAATTTGTGTTTTTGTTGCTTGACTTATTGCTCTTGGAGCTTTATAATGAATCGTGAAAGGTGGTGAAATCGTGAAAGACCGAATAAGAAAAATTCGCCGCGATCTGGATTTGACTCAGCAAGAGTTCGCTGATCGTATCGGCGTCAAACGCGGCGCTATTGCAAACTATGAAATTGGCAGGAATGTGCCGACTGACTCCGTGGTCTCTCTTATCTGTAGGGAGTTCGGTGTGAATGAAGAATGGCTCCGTGATGGAACCGGCGAGACGTTCGCTCCGGATGCAAGCGATGAATTGGAGGCTCTGGTTAAAAGGTACGATCTTTCCAATGCCGACCAGGTTCTGATTGAAAAATACATAAACCTGAAGGCTGGCTCGCG